TACAAGTTATCAAACTTGGCTTTAGTCACCGAATCGTTTACGTTGATAGCACGTAGTTTAAATTCTCCGCGACCGATTGCTTCGTTGATCTTATGGATACCTGTGGTCGTTTCTTCAGTGACGCCACGAATGCCTTCTAATAGGCCTGGGTGATGTTTATGTATATAATAAGTCAGATCATGCCCGTCATCAAGCAACATATTTGGCCGCCAATCATTAGGACCACTCAGTGTGCGTTCAATACAATCCCAATATTCTTCTTCTGTTTCACCTTTCCAGGCAAATACAGGAATACCTAGATCAGCAAGTGCGGCGGCAGCGTGATCCTGTGTTGAAAATATGTTACATGATGACCAACGAACTTCAGCACCAAGAGAAACTAGTGTTTCAACTAGCACAGCCGTCTGAATAGTCATATGTAATGACCCAGAAATACGAGCACCTTTAAGTGGTTGTGATTCTTTAAACTCTTCCCTAACAGCCATTAACCCTGGCATTTCTGTTTCAGCGATAGCTATTTCTTTATGTCCCCAAGCAGCCAAACGTATATCTTTAACTTTATAATCCATATCTTTCCTTTTTGTTTTATTTAATCATAACTTTAATGTTATAAAATATTTTTACAAAATAATACTGCACATTTAAGTATTTCCACCATCCCTTACCAAAAAATATAGTACCTTTGTAAATATGATGGCTGGTATGCAGGGCAGCATTTGTGCATAGTAAGAATAGATAACTGGCATCTTTTTCTTCTTCAATGGTTTTCTTATGAGCGTGAGGTATGATTTCGTTAAACAGTTTAAATAACCTAATAAATATCCATACTTGGAAAAATAAGAAATAGAAATATATTTCTAATCCAAGTGCAAATAAAAATGTTAGATGGGTGATAATAACTACTACTTGAAAATAGTCTTCAAGGAATTTAGATTCAGGATATAGATTATTACGCTGCTGTCTAGCATAGATTTCTATATCATCAAACCGTTGTATCACATCGTTAGGTGGGCATCGGCGATAAAGGAAAAACAAATAAAGAGGCCACGGAGTATGATCAACCCCAAATTGATCCCAATCTTCTTTAGTTTTCCAATACTTATGATGATGTGTGTGCAGATATTGCCATCTTAATTTGCTAGTATTGAATATGATATATCCTAGATAATCTAATATAAAACCAATGGCCCTATTCTTTGGTTCAATATAATTGTGTACCCACCCTTCATGTACTAGTATCAGAACGCAATTGCATAATAGATATGCGACCAACAACGAATACCAAGTTAACTCGGTGTTGGCAAAATATATAAATCCTATAGCTACCAATACTGTGCTTAATATATTTTTTAAATTATAACTAATCATTGATTTTCTCTGTTATCTTCTTAATTAAGCGCACCATATATTTGCTTAGATCTATTTCATACCATCTGTAACCATGACCTTTTTCGATAGTATACATCTGTCCATGATGATTATTCTGCAACACCGTTGGAAATAACCCCAAACAAAAATAGTGTAACAGTAAATTATTGTATGAGGTATCTGGAGTATTAAAATTCCTATAACCACCCGGTATCCACATGTGCCCAAACATACCAGGAAATAAAGTAAACACACTCATCAACACCCGGCCCATGAATATGATCTTAAATAATACTATTGGACATAAGAGGTATAGTACGATCCAAAACATTATAGTAAAGATATGACTGTATTCCTCAATGAACCAAAGCCAAGTATCATCTAATATTTCTTTGAACATTTCTTGTTGCTTAGAGAAATATTTTTCCTGATCAGGAAATTCTGTTTTGGCCTGATATAGATAATTAACAGGACTAAGGATACCCATATTATACCAATGTATACGCCAATTACTAACATCTCGATGGCCTTGATCACTATATAGATGATGATTTCTATGCACTAGGCACATCGAACTAATTGGTCCCCAAGCATTGTCAACAGTGGCCAGGAATGCTAATATTTTATAACCGATACGGTTAGTGTCAATAGGATAGATTTTGTGCCCGAGACAGATATGCACAAACAGATCATTGATGGTAACAGTATAGATTATAGCTAATATATACCAATACCATTCTGTGCTGAAATTTTTAAATGTATCAATTAATTCAATTGAGCCTACTGCCCAAACAAATAAAACTAATAAGGCAGTGGTTATAGATTTAAAAGTTAATGTCATTAGGCTATCACTCCTAAAAGTTTTTTCTTACCTTGGAATACTGTATTAGTATCCACGTGATTAATAAACAAGCCAATCATTGAGTGTACGCTGTTATTTTGAAAGCCACCGGACTTTTTGTAACTTATTCTCTGAAGGCCTTTCCATTTTGCTTGTCCATAGTTGACTGAATTAATAGTTATATCATGATCTTGTTTTCTGATAAACCCTGGAACCATATATTCATTTTGCAACCAATTTATCAAGTGATCAACAAACATTTGATCTGAATATGCTAGCGCCACAAAATACCAACCACCGTACACATATTCACCGTTTACGTTAAACGTACATGTAACCTCTGGATCGGATATAATAGTAGCCCATCTTGCCTTAATGTCTTTGCTATATTTGGATGTTAAAAAGAATTTATTGTAAATTGATCGCACAAGATCACCGTAACCTAATCCTGATTTAGAACGAATATAATCAATTGTTTGATTATAAAAACCACCCTGTACCAATAAATGATAAAGACTGTTGCTTAATAACATTTCTAAATAGTTGTCTTTGGTAAAAGCACCGCCACCAACAACAACTTCTCGATCCGAATCTGCTTCTTCTACCGCCCATCCTTTATTTTTATTAATAGTTTCAATACCAAATTTAATTCTATAATCGTATGCGTATGCAGGTGTTTCGGGCAATAAAATCCATTCAAACCATTGCACACTTAAATTATGGCCGCCTAGTACGTTTAATTCATAATAGTATTTGTCTAAAGTAATACCAGGTAAGCCCATAATCATTTCAACATACACAGGCATTTGTTTATCACGTGCCAAGGGTTCAAATACTTCTAATTGTTTGTCTAAACTAATATTTTGTCGATCAATATTTTCTAATACTTTGTCATCTAAGGTTTGTAAACTTAATTTAAGCTCTTTGGTTAGACTCAATGAATTATCAAAATCAATACGCAAAATGTCTCGAATGACATCTAATCTGTTTTCAGTTTTAGCAAAGCCGCCATACCCAATCTTAAAAAATTGTCCTGTTTCTTTTTTACGTTTAATCAAATATTCAATAATATCGATGTCACGCTGACCAAAAATACCAAAATTAGCATCAGCAAAATAAAGAAACGTAAGGTCAAATTGACTAACAGCATCAATATCTAGTTTAACATTTTCTAAACTTTTCTTAATAACAGTCGTAGCAGTACCGCCGCCCCAATCACAATAGGTGCATCCATATGGACATCCTCTGGTAGTTTCAATTATGCTTAATAATACTGATTTAGGAAAATGCTGTTGCTGATTTCTAATAAATTTTTTAAGGTAGTCAAATTGGCTATGCAAGGCGCTCCAGTCATATTGAAACTGTTTCTTATCTCGATGTGACATTGACTTTTTACTAGATTTGATATTTCTTCCTGTGCTAGGATAACGAATATCAGTTATATTATCCCAATTAACAGAGTTAGTGTTGTCATTGTAATCATCAAGAATTTCCTTGATACACAATTCACCGTAACACTCCCCCGGCAAACTAGCATCTAGATAAGGATGATCTTTAAACCAGTTGATATCGTGTTTAAAATATTGATGAGGGCCACCACTAATAATAACGCATTTAGGAAACGTTTGTTTTACCCATGCGGCAATTTCATATGCTAGGCTATAATTCCAAACGTATAAGCTGATGGCAAACACATCAGGTTTAGCATCAGTTAATATGTTCTTAATTTTATCACTGTTATCTGAACTGTATATATCAGCGTAGCAAGGATACCAATTCCACTCATCAGCTCGATTACCGTATTGCTCATAATAGGTTTTAGCACTAGCCCAAAAGTACGGTAGCCAGATTTCATCACTGAATCTAGGAAAATTACAGATTACTACTGTTTTTTTATGGGTGTGTGTCATATTCTATCGCTATAAAATAGTGCTAGTGATTGACTCACATACGATGTAGATCGGCGTCAACTGTGAAAGTAAGGCGCTGCAAAAAATATTTATCAATTTCTGAACACATACAATGCTAATCCACCATTTATGCTGTTAAACAGTGCCCTAAAATCTACTAGAGAATTAGCTAGGCCAGGAGTTACTGCTTCAAATTTTAAATCTCTACACATAGATACAACTTCTTTATGTGTGAAACTTAATTCAAATGGATTATTTTCTTGATCTTGATATAGCACCTCATTATAATATTTGATCTTAAAGTAGCGTTTTAAGATTTTTCCATAGCGATTATAGACTGCCAGTATAAGGATTCCATCTTCTTTAAGCATAGATTTCATCTTGACCAATGCTTGTTCGTGCTCAGGTATGTGATGTAATACTCCGCAACAAATAATAACATCAAACTTCTTATCGGTGCTAAAATTTAAAAAATCATCTTTAATCCAAGTAACATTTTTTATTTCATTTTTATAAGCGAAGTCTTTGGCATAATCTACGCTGTCTGAAAAATCTATGCTGGTAAAATTACTATTATATTTCATAGCAAATAGATTGCTGACTAATCCAGTACCGCAACCAACATCTAAAACTTCTATATCGTCATTTAAGTAATTGTTAATTTCTCTAAGATAAATATTATGTATACCTTGTTCTTCGTAGAATTTTAAATCCTCTATGGTATAGCGTCCTGGAAAATGTAATCTACTATAAAACTCTTTTATTTCTTGGCTATTCATAAAGTTTCCAACAATGTTTTATATTTACTGTCTAATAATTCTACTTCAGGATCTATTATGAAGTCGGTATCAGTAAATTCTGGTACTAGGTATTTTTGTGTTTCTGTGGCAATCTGATATGCTACTTTTCTATGTTTTCCTGTAGTAGGATTCTGTCCAAGAATCCACTCTAGAGCAAAATCATGGTGTGCTAAACTATTAGGATGATTGTCTGTTTCATGTTTTAAGACAAAATATTCCTTATTAGCAACAAAATATTCCCACAGTCCGATATGACTCTTAGGGTTATAGGGATCCGCAGGAGTGTATACAAACTTATCCCAGTTAATTAATCCAACTAATTTTTTTACTGGTTCCATCTCAAGTATTTTATTTACGTTAGCTATTTCTTCTCGAGTGATGGTTGGATAAATTTGATATGTTGTTTTGTACGACGGTTTAAACACTGGTCTTCTATCAAACCACAAATTACCTGTACTGGTCATCTGATAGGTGCAATTTTTCTTATCTAAGATCTGCTGTACTTGTAAAATAGCCTGTAGTTTATTAACAGCCATATGTGTGAAACTAGGTTGGAGTTCTGGGTGTACTCGATAAAAACCTTGGTACTGCTCAGTATTACTAAACCATAACTTACCGTTAGTGTTAGGAAAGAATCCTAACACTTCACGTTGCTCGGCCCATTCCCTATCGTACCAAAAACCAACTCGATGATTTTCTGGCCACATGATTATAATATGATCTTCTGGTTTAATTTTGTCTAGATATTTTAATATTTGCCAATATATAATATCAACACCATATCCTTTATTAGCTAGATTAATTATTGGCTTATCATATACTCGTAACCAATCAACCCAAGTAGGCCAATACCATTTGCTCATGCTACAGCCAAAAACGTAGGTCATTATTCTGTTGCTGTTCGTTTATTAGGTTTTTGTGCTGTTGCTGGATCACTAAACTTACGGTTCTTAGCAGATGCTAATGCAGCTTCGGCATCAATCATCATCTTTTTATAAAGATTACGTGCTAATGTATCAGTATAACTAGCCAGTTTGTATTTTGTTACCCTTGACATGTTAAAATTTGCGTTGGTTTTAGCCATTTGATTTCCTTTTATTAAGTTATTATTTTAGCACTTAGTAAATGTTTTGTAAACCATTCTTTAGGGTGACATTCATAATTAAACACGTGTCCATGTGCTTTCATTGGTATCCTAGTCATAGCCAAAAATGCGGCATCACGTGCTTGACTTAATAGATCAACATCTTGATCAGGATTAACATCCAATTCTGATATATAAGATTTCCAAAATAAAGGAATATCTTCTTCCGCCCAACGTGCTTCTGCACCATTTGGGTCTATACTGTATAATCTTTCTGCTGCTGAATATAAGTTGGTCCAACCGTCCTTGCGTTCCGGATAACCAACACGCACTCGCATAGAGGATTCTAAGAATCCAGGAGGTACAAATAATGGAGGTGCTATAGTACCTAATAGGTTACCTACATGGCTATAACCATCATAGTGTCGTATTAACTCTTTTGTGGGAGAATATATTGTACTGGGAATTTTCAATCCGTATTGCCATCCAAGCGAGTCGGACCGATACATATTATCTTCGCCACAATCTGTATCAAACCAATACTTCTTAAATCTACCTGCTTTCATCAACAATAGACTGTCAACCGTGTCCCATTGAAACTTGATAAAATTACCGTCTAGTGTTAATTCACCGTTATATAACAAGCTCATTCGCATCTGCTCGGGCCAATGGCTATAATACATCACAGCCATGGGATCAGGGTCAGCATTTAATATATTAATACTTGCGCGAATCATATCTAGATTACTGTCTATAAAGATATGATCATCGTTACCCTCATACCAAATTAACTCATTATCATTGGCAAATTGTTCATCACAAAGTGTTCGCCATTTTTTTGTGCGATCTATTCTATACCAATGGATTTCTATTTTATCTGGAGGGAATATACCCAGCATAAACTCTTCAAGTTCAGCTTGGCGAGGGGAAAATTCAGCTAGGTCGATATAGAACACGAACTTGTCTACTACCGGAGCCATTACTGCACGACTAGCAAGACAGTATTTAAATATATCAAAACGATTGCTTACAGGAAACCAGCTAGCACGATCGTATACTGTACCAGCATACGGGTGTGTCATCTTCACATCAGTGATCTTTACATTGAATAAAACGATCATTTTAGATTATTTGTGTATAGATCTAAAATATATTCAATTTCGTTAGTAATTGCAGACTTCCAATCTGTTCTTTGGTTGATTACATTTATCAAGGCTTGATATTTGCTTGATGAAAAACAATAGTGTCCCGCAACGTTAATTTGGTGTTCACGATCATTACTGTCAGTCCACTTACGCCAACGCCCACTAGCAACTACTTCGCCGGCAAAGTCTGTCCATTGTCCTTGTGCATCCGGGTGTTGTTCAACTAGTTTACGTAATAGTTTAGTTTGTACTACACCTAGTTGTGGGGCTATGTTAAGAGCATGTACACCTACAGCACTACGTAGGCTGATTTCGTCAGCTGACAAATAATCAGCATTGTGTTCTTTCATCTTGACCCTGTTAGTATTAGCCACTTCGACTAGTTCTTTAACTGTAGCTGTTTCAAATCCGCCTGCTTGATGATCTTCATGACATAGACTACCTGTTTGTGCTACAACAAATTGAATATTAGGAATATCTTTAGCAAAGGCCACATCTGCTTTATATTTGATAGCACCTGCAGCTACTCCTACATTTTCTTCTGTGCCAAATTCAAATTGTATATTGGGATTAAGATCTAAACAGAATTTAAATAGTTCTTCAGCGATACCATAGGTATCATCTACACGACTAGTATCAATATGGATTAAATTAAATCCTTGTTCGATATCATAGGCGATAGTTTTCTTAGTTGCTTCAACAGAATCACGTAGACTCAAATTCTTTTCTGCGTCTAGGAAGTAGGGGCCACAATGATCACGACACATCCAGATATAATCTGTAGGCAATGTAGACAACTGTTCACGTATCTGTGGAGTTGTCATAACATACCCACTTTCAGCATCAACTTGATTACGACTAGCAATAATCATCAATGGTTTTTTATTGTTATGACTGTAATTGCAAAGTATCTCAATAACTTCGCGGCTCATTGGCCCAAACCCTAATCTAAAATTCATTTTCAATGTCCATTAAATACATAATATGCACGCAGGCTTCCATGACTGCACCTTTGCCACCTTCGCGATCCGTGACATAGTCTGCGTTTTCAATTGCTGTTTTCCAAGCCTGAGCTGGAGCAATACTTAACCCTACATGTGGAAATATTTTTGCATCATAGGGGCCGTCACCCATAAAAATTGTTTCTTCGGGATTGCCCTTGCTTAATACCCAGTTAAGTCTATCTTTTTCTTTAACCATAGTACAAGGAAATTTCATATGATCAACGATACGACTTTCTGTGATAGGCCAACCTATTTCATCAGCTGAAACAAACTCTATGTCTAGATGTTTACGTAAAATCTTAAGACCATCGTGATCATAATTACCAAAGGCCTTGAATGGTTTTCCATCCACACCCCAATAGAGCATGCCATCGTTCAGTACTCCATCTACATCCATGATAAAACGTTTATACATTACCCAAGCACCTTGTTAAAATGTAGTTGTGCTAGTGCTACTAAGAATTTGTCAAACGGTGCTTCATGTAGTGGACTCATGTTCAAGTAGATAATTGGCACCAGTGTCTTAACCTTCTTCCAATCCAATCCTTGTTTCACTACCCAACGCTGTAAGATATCTTCATATACCTGAACATCTTTTACGCTAGGAACTTCTATTGTAGCATAGTCATTACGTTCTGTATAGCTGTAACGCTCGTGTTTGATGTCTTTATAACTCAGATGTAGGCCACCTAGCATTTTTGCTAGATCGTAATATTGATCACCATATAGTGCGCCACCAAAGTCAGTGCGCCAATCGATAGCAGTGAATTGATCTGAGAAATGTTTTTTGTGTTCTTCGTAGTTGGTCAATGGGCCTAGGTATTGACCATGTTGGTAAATGGTATTATCAAAGTGTAGATCACCATGGATAAACTTCCATGATGTTTCTGTCGTTAACCAAGTGAAGTCAATCTTGCTCAAGTATGTGTCAATGGTATCTACTTCAACTCCATTGACCACACAGGGCTCACTCCAGTTAGCATACTTAGCACGGAACATCTCAACACGCTCCATGGTTTTATCATGATAGAATTTATTACAGATAGTAAGATGATCGATATCAGCATGGTTCTCACTCGGAGCAGATTTCCATAATGTCGTTTCACACCAGGCTAACATACTTTCAAATACCTCTGGTGAGTATTGATTATAAACGATGTCGCCCTTGGCAAAGTCATGTATTAGGAAGTTGCCTGATTGTTCTACATTACTGGGCATGGCCTCTGGATTACAGTTAGCACGTTTAACACGCATTTCTGCTTGACGAGGATTAGTCCAGAACTTGACGATCTTTTTATTATCGTTGTAGAATAATTCGTCTGGCTTAGGAAAACTTACATCTGTAAACTCACTTGATAGTTCTTCCCATTTCTCATAAGTGCCAAAGTCTTTCCATCCACGCACTGTGTGTGCTCGTAATTTAAGTCCATCAAATCCTTCTGGAGTTTCTTTGGCCTTGCGATGTATTAAGTTGTTTAGGTATTGATCATCTTTAGCATACATCAAACCAATGAACGCATCAACTGCGGTCTTGCTAGGCAGTTTATTCTTTACGCTGATGATCTTATCAGCTTCACGTTCGATCCAACAGTAGTCTTGTGCGATAGCACTGTCTACTGGATGGACACCGATCCAATCGTGATCTAGTTTATCTCTGTATTCAAAGTCAAATAAGGTATCACAGGCTAACCACATAAATCCACCATGTAGATATTTGGCACAGGCCTGTATGCTAGTAGCAGGACCTGTATCACCCTCTGCATAATTAGGAATATCAACAAACACTACATCTTTACCACTGTGGACTACGCTGACATAGTCTTTGATATACTGTCCCATATGACCACAGGCAACAACAAAACGTGTGCCTACGTCAAACTTTTCCATAATATGACTGATAAGTGGTTTGTTGTCATATGGAATAAGTGCTTTAGGTATCATACGACCAAATGGCCCCATACGTCGACCATAGCCCGCGGCTAGGATTAATACTGTGAGTTTATTGTTGATGTTCGGCATCAATTCTTCCATGTCCTCTATTTGCAGAGTCTTCAAGACGTATAACGTCATCTAATTGAGTAGTACTGGCTTCTGTGTAGTGTAGATCATCATGTGCAATCATACGATGGATAGTATGAGGTGGGGTATGGAACACTGCACCTGGTGCTAGTTCTTCTACGATTAGTTCACTTTTAATCTGTGCTATTTCTTCTGCTGTGTACCCACCTGCTAAGAACCGCTCACAGTCAAACGGTTTTGTATGGTATGCTAGTGCGCCATGCCCGATGTGTAAATGGATACTTTCTGATTTGTATTGATGTACTTGTAAGCTGGTGACAAAGCCCGCTTTTAAGATTAATTCTTTAAGTGCAAACGGATAAACGTCATTTCCTGGCATTAACCAAGTTTCGGTTCCCCATGGTTTATGTACCACGTGGCAATTTTCAATTCTATGGAATTCTACAGTCATAGCGGCCTCTTATGTAGATAATTATATACTACTATTTAACTTTTTGCAAGTCCAGGCTAAAATAAATTTGGTACTCCCAACGAGATTCGAACTCGTGTTACCTGCGTGAAAGGCGGGTGTCCTGGGCCTCTAGACGATGGGAGCAATTGGTGTATTATTTTTCTTTTTTCTTAGGTCTTCCCCAGGCTGCTTGGGGAGTACCCTCTTCTATACCACTGACTCCTCTGGGAATTTGTTGTATAACTCCGCCACCCGATAAAAAACTTTTCATAGCGATATCTATTGCCTGTGATTCTTCTAATTCTTGTTGCTTAATATCTTTTGACATGTGCTGTTCCTATTAAAAATGGCGGAAACGAAGAGATTCGAACTCTTGAAACCTTTCGGTTTGCTTCGTTAGCAGTGAAGTGCCTTCGACCACTCGGCCACGTTTCCTTATTCATTAGTATAGAGTTCTCGTGCTCCAGTTGCAACCGTAGCATATGACCCATCGGAAGCTAGCTATCTAGAATTAGTCCGCATATATCATAATATTGATTGGCTGAGAACCCTATACTAATAATTTGGTGCCCCAAAAGAGACTCGAACTCTTACACCTTGCGGCGCTGGAACCTAAATCCAGTGCGTCTACCAATTCCGCCATCGGGGCAATAATTAAATTATTTTTTCTTCCGCCCTTACGATTAAGAGCAATTTTTCTTTTATGTCCTGACCATTAGACTGTAGGTGTAATCAAAATTTGAATTTTTTTTGATCTTAATTTAGCTTCATTGGCTAAATGTTTAGCATTATCAATTAGTGATTTAAGTTCAATTTCCATGTCTAAACATTCTGAATATTTCAAAGATACTACAAGTTTATGAAATTCTAAATATCTACGATATCTTTCTTTGACTGTTAACTGTGGATTGTTTTTGCTTATCCAGGTATAGTCATAGTAGTGATCTAATCTTTCTATGCCCATTTCTTCTGCCTTATGCCAAGCAGGTGTATATTTAAAAATTGTAAACGGCATTAGCATACCCATATCAACAATAATATCATTAATTACATATTTTTGATATTTACGAACCATCTCCATCGTTTGTTCAAAATCTTCTAGTGTTTCTGTAGGATATCCAACCATCATCAATATGCTGTTTTGTAGACCATATTTGTTGCACATTTCCATATGATAGTCAACATCTTCGTTGGTAAAATCTTTACCCATGTGTTTGCGTACACTGTCGCTGCCAGATTCTACTCCGGTTTGCACATGTCTATACCCCGAAGCAGCCATTAGAGCATACATAGATTCAGGATGAAACTTTTTTGGTCTAATAATAAATTGACCATAATAGTTGATGTCATAAAGATCTGGGTATTTTTCTTTAAGAGCAACAATCCCTTCTAAAATACCCATAAAAGTTTTGAGGGACCCATTAATTAGGCTGTCAGTAAAAAAAAACTTTTTTATGCCAGTATCTAAATAGTGCTGTTCTATTTCTTTAACTATGTTATCTGCAGATCTAAATCTAAATTTTTTCCACATAACACCAACATCACAGAACGCACAACGTCTGACGCATCCTCGACTACCAGTAATACTAAGATCGCCGCCGTGTGCATATATTTTGTATTTTGCTACATCTATACGTTTGTAACTAGGAGCAGGTAATCCATCTAAATTATCAAGTTGCGGTGCCCAATTATCAGTATCTTGTTTTACATAGTTTAGACCAAGTTCCTGTTTGCCTAGTAAAAAGGCTACTACAGTTTTTTCACCTTCGCCCAAAGCCCAATAATCTACAAGTCCTTTTCTTCCCATTAGTCTACCAAAACTAATGTTAGGTTGTTGTTCAGTTCCAGCACCCGGACCGCCTACTAAACAAACTGCACAGATGCCTTTATCTTTTATAGCTTGTAACAGTACTTCACACCACGAATTCTGCCAGAATGTTAACATGCTGATCATTATAACATCAGGCTGCTGTTCAGCAACGAGATCTACAAACTCGCCAACCTTGCGATTCATTATGTCAAGAATTTCTTGATCAAGTACTGGATAGACCACTGTAACCTTGAGTAGAGTGTTCCATTCTTTGGCTGTACTGGTGTTTTTTATGTATAAATTTAAATCTAACGGATGATAATCTAAGTCAACATGTTCGCACATGCCGGCAAGAAACGCCAGCCCTGGGGGTGGTCTTTCAATTTCAATTTGCCCACTAGAAATTACTACTGCTTTTTTAAAAATCGATGTCATTTAGTTGTTTCTCAAATTCTCTAAGAGCATCTACTGTAATTTTAATTTTTTTCTGACTTAATACTCTACTGTAAGGATCAGCCTGATTTGCAGGATCAACCCTTTTTAACTTTTCATCAATGGCCCAGTCAATTATAGGCGCGGCAAAGTTCCACTGCCATTGACCATTGACACCCCAGGTCAATCCTTTACTAGTCTGTTGATCTTTGGTAGTATACTGCCCCATATATTTTAAGTAATTTGGCAGGATTACATCATCTATGGCCATGTGATCTAAAGTTACCAGTTGATCTTCTACAATTTGGCCATCTTTAATCACTGTATTTTTGTAGGTTTTGTCATAAAGTTCGATGATTAATTCATGTTCGCCTGGTAACAAATCAATTGGGATATTAATAATATCCTGTGATTGTTCAAAAACAAAATCGTGATAAAGATCTCCATCAATGTAAAATTTTAGTTTTGGCCAAGCATTACAGTATGTAGAGGTAAAATGTAGGCTCAGGGTATTCATATCTTGTTTATTTATCTTATTATTAGACGTCATGTAAAAATTGGGGTCCCCACTAAAAGGTGAACATGTCGGGAGCCCATGGGGTAGGACACGTTTATTGCTAAACTAATAAGTATTGTACCGCAGTTACCTGCCTCCATCAAGTTCTCATTAAATGGTGCCGGCTGAGTGAATCGAACACTCTCTATCTTACGAAGCCTGATTACAAGTCAGGTGCAATCCCACTCTGCGCAAGCCGGCGTGCTACTATTTAATAACTATTATATACGACTTTTGGATTAAAGTCAACGATTATTTGAAACCAAAAGCAAATTTGCTGGGTTTCATCGTTGCGTAATAACTCTTACCAGCATCAATTAACATAGTGCCTTCAAAGTTCGGGGGATAAACTGAACGGAAGCCTGTGACTACTGCGTCTTGACCTTTGACTTTCATATCAAGATAGATTTGAACGATACTAGATTGATTCATGAATGCTTGGATGCCTTCGCTCATCTTAGGCATAGCATTTAAACGATCAGCTACGTGTTTAGCAATACTGCTTAATAAATGTAAACCAGCATTGTAATTCTTATTAGATGTATCTGCAGCATAGTTACTGCATAATTTAGCATACTTGGCAGGTAATTTATTAGTGCCAACATTGATCATGTTGCGGCAATCTTGACTAGTTCGTGCATCAACAAGTCCAAATGCTACACCTAATTCAAGTGGGCTATCTATGGCGGTCAATGAATTAATGATATTAATCATGCTAACTACTTGCTTATAGGTTTTTATTAACTCTGGACTAGTTGTTCTTGCTTTTTCAATAGCATCGTAGATATTCTTAGCACTGGCTTTGGCACCGGTACCGCCTTTACTGCTAATACCAAGATCCATGCCTTTAGATGATTGGAATATGCTGTCAACCAAGTTATGTGTCTTACTCATTGGCCAACGCACTTTACATTTTGCATACGGTGACCCTAAGACATCTTTTCGTGCTAGATCAGCATCGCCACCAATTACCCCGCTGGCTAGAGCTACAGGAGTTAAGATCTCACCAAAGTAATCACGTAGTGCCGGCATCTGACTAGCCATACCTTTAAATACCGGTAACTGGCCTTGACGTACTGCGGCCAGTGCTTCTGATAATTGTTTTTCATGCTGAATATCTTTAAGTTTACCTTTGATAGTAAGCAAGGCTTGATCAATATTAGGGAAACTTGTACCCACACCAACTAATGTCTGTGGGTCATAACCTGTGGCTAGTTTTTGTGATGTTGCTGTGTTTAGTTTCCATCCTGCGGGTATTTCATTGTTAGCCCATTTGCCTGTTAGTACACCCTGTGTGGTGTTGATATAACGACCCCAATAAACAGCATCACCATCACTAGTTTGTAGTTGTGCTACTGCAAATGCCTTGTTATGCCCTGGATTATTAACCCATAGTATCTTATCTTTAAGTACTTTCTTTTCTAGGTTAGCGATATTCTGATCTCGCTCTTCTACGCTAGAGTATGCACCTTGCTTGGGAATTGGGAAAGGGGTTACTTGTTTAAATTCAGCAGTAATACCGCTGGTGTGAACGTATGGGTCTCCTGGCCGACGACCAAAAAATCCCTTGGCTTCTACTAGATTGAATTCGGATATTTTCATTATCTAGTATTTATCTACGTTCTATATCATCTTCGTTGCAGGCTATTCCGTATTGTATTTCTACTATTTTACATGGAACATCATATGGATTACTTAATTTATGCCAGTGTTCTACCGGAATAATACACCCATCATACGTTGATAATTCTTGGAACCCTTGATTATTATCTGTTTCGGTCGCCACCACACAGCGACCTTCTGTAACATGCCAATATTCACTACGATCAAAATGTCGTTGCATGGTTAAACTGTGCTTGGGCTCTATAGTAAGTTCTTTTACTTTAGTTCCAGGCACTTCATGTAGGACACGATAATATCCCCAAGGACGATTAGTTTTAGGAGCTTTCCATTCTTCTAAGATCCAACTGCTTGAATTTTTTTTATCTTCTCCACCGACCCCAAACGCAAACTCTACATCTTTGACTGCCATCTCTGGAATGTTATTTTCTGTGCGATCACCACCATTGGCAAATATGATCTGACTGTTGGGATATAGATCTTTAACATTGTGTATGGCTTCTAAGGCAGTATCATCGTCATCATTGAACAAGATGACTCCGTCAACAAATTTAAGATTCTCAATGATAGCAACACGCTCAGGTCCTGGCATGAAAGCACGACCTTTTTTGCGGGCAAGCCAGGCATCACTGTTGACTCCCACTATTAAAATATTACCAAAAGCCTTAGCGGCTTTTAAGTATTCGATATGTCCTGAATGCAAGGGGTCAAATCCGCCAGTACACAGTACCACACGATTAATCACTTTACGAATCTTTCCTTGGGAGGTCTTGTTATACCAACCGGTTTAAGCAGTTGTGTTTCTCTGGTTGTTGCCTTTGCTTGTTTAAGTTTAGATTCTTTAGCATTGACATTTTTATTAAAAATACCGTTGACAGTGGGCTCACCAGCTTCTTCTGGAATCACCGTCTGTTGTGGGATCCAATCAATGTAATAATTTTCTTTATCTAGCCAAGGCATGATCACTTCTTCTTGTTTTAGGAAGCCATTTTTTGTAATGCTTTGTACTACACTAGGGTGTAATAAATTCTTATCAGCTAGGTCAAACCAAGAAGTAGTTTTAGGATCCATTGGTTCTACACTACTCTTATATACAGCCATTTGTATCCATGGATCATTAAACTGTTTTAATAGATACGCATCACGGCAATCAAAACCGTTGACTGCTAACATGTACATTAAACTAGTAGGAGTATGATTATAATAGCAATTGTTGTAGGTTCTACTGTAATACCTATTATTTTCCACTCCATTATTTTGGGGAACATGTAATACCAACATTCCGTTGACTGTCATCTGTTCATTCCAAAATCTTAGTGTTTCTAGTGGATTATGACTATATTGTAAACTATCATGGCTCCACATTAGATCAACACTAACAGGAATAATGCGCCGATCAGTAAAATCTCTGTTAATCTTATTAATGTTTACAAGATCAGGAACTTGACTTAATTTGCCTGCATCTCTATCAACAGCGAAACAATTATAATTGTATGGCTCAGGTGGATCATCCTTGCTTTCTAACATTGCCCACCATGTGATATCCCCGCCGGTACCGCAACCCATGTCGCAGACAGTACGCAGACTTTCTAAAAAAGTGTCATATCCGTTGATAAGATTTAATGTTTTTTGATTATGATTAGCCAATTGATGCATCCTCCATGCCCGCTGTTCTTAAGCGTGTAACATGGCCAAGCATGAAGTTCTTGCTTTCAAGCCCCTTCATAATGCCTAACCAACGATTACGCAGTAGTGCTACTTCATTGATGATAGTTTCAAAATCGATGACTTCGTCTTCACCATCAACATACTTTTCTACATCACGACTCGTTAGTGCTCGTTGATAATTTTCTAAGTACTTCTTAAAGTGTTTAGTACGTATCTTGCGTAGTTGAATATTTAGATAGTTGAGAACCGCTTCAATCTCTTGTAATTGATTAAAACGGCGTTCTGTAATACCAGGCAGGCCAGCAAGATTCTTTTCTATGTTGCCATAGACCCCAACTTCTGTTTTAGCATCATCCAGTTCTTTTTCATAGTGATCTATAAAGTCCGGAATACTGCCTAAACTTGCAACTACACGACTATACCACATTAATAATCATCACCGTCATCTTCTTCATCGGCAATTGCTTGATCTTCTTCGTCGCCAAGATACTCTTTAACAGCACGACCTAGATAAGCATCAGTACCACCAAAGGTTTTAAGTTCACTTTCAGTAATATTGTGATCAGCCGCGACACTAATAACATGATCAGCAGCGGCTTGGCGATCCTTAGGATTGATGTACTCTTTACAAGTAAGCCAAACTTCACTGGCAATGTCTAATTCAATGCTCATTCTGCTGTCTCCTCTTCTGTTTCTTCAACTACTTTTGACTCAGTACTTAGCAAGTTAACATTAGATGATAATTCTTTCATTACTTTATCTAAACAACCATCTTCGTTACGTTCCCAAGCCTTGCGGAATTGTTTAATAGTCGTTTTATCAGCAAAGGTATAAACCAAACTGTTACCTTCTTTGGCCAACAAGCTCTTAGCTTCTAACATGTCTGTTAAGCCGCTGTATGGACTCATACCAGTTTCATATGGAATCTCTACTTGGACTGACTCAAACGGTTTAGCATATCTAGTCTTCATGATCTTACAAGCAGCTCGGATACCGTTGACTGTGGTGGTCTTGTTACCATCAGCATCTGTTTTAAGTTTAAGTTTGCGCATAGCTACAACTATACTTGATGCGTAGATAAAACCTTGTCCACCTGAAATCTTATCATCTGGATCAAACATATCTTGGCTTGCATAAGTGTGATTCGTACAAACTAATCCAAGATTCAATGTACCAAACATGTTCACACAGTTACGAACAAGTGCTGTGAGTGCTTTAGGTTTACGACCCATGTCACCTTTCATTTCACCTGCTTCAAATTGATTAACGTCTGTTGGAGTTAACATCATACCTAATGAATCTAGAACGAACAATACCTTTGGACGGTCTTCTTCTGGTAAGGTGCGATACTCTTTCACGAAGTCGCTGATAACCTTGGCCACGTCATCGATCATGGCCATGTTAAGTTTTAATAATTTGTCTTCTGTAGTGTCTACACCAAGTGCGTGTAACCATGATTCATCAAGTGCGTTTTCTGTATCGATTAAGATAACATAAATGCCTTGCTCTTGTGCATGTCTTACAATATTACCACTACAGATAAATGATTTGCCTGCGCCCGACTCACCGGCAAACACTGTTACTTTACCCATTGGAATTCCTCTTTCAAAATTGCCAGATAGTAAGTAGTTTAATGTGTAGTTGCCAGTGCTGATCCAATCTGTTGGATCGTTAAATCCAATACCAAGTCCATCGATTGATTTGGTAATTGACTTTCTAAACTTTGATATATCAAATGGTTTTGCCATGTTTATTACCTCTTTAAATTAAAATAATTGATGCTCGATTATTATCTCGAGAATTTCTGTATAATATTTTTCGATACTCAAATAAATTTGTTGTCAAATCTGGTATATTACCAATTGGTATCTGATTAGTTATTAATTTTACACTCTGTTTGTCTGACCAGTCAAGAAATTCTTTGCTATATGGTATAGTCTGTGGTTTTAACAGACTCAATTGAAAACTAAATTCTAAATTTTCATAATTATAATGATCATTATAAATTAAATTATCATCAAAATTAATAAATTTATCATAATACTGTCTTCCTAAATACGTATATCCAAAAGAAAAATTAACTGTATCATTATTCGAAACTATCGTGTCAATGAATGGATTTGGAAATACTTCCCATTTCTTTTCAGCACTAAATTCTAAATTATTTTTCTCAAACAACCCCTCTAATCTATGCACAGCAAGATTTACTTCTTCGTAAGGATATATATAACCTAACATTGTTAGTGCTTCAGCCAATCGTATTTCTCGAATTTCGTCAGGATATTTTTCATGTAAAATACTACCCAATCTTGCTTTATTGGGATCTGCACTGAATCTAAAATCATCTATATTTATAGTATGTTTTTGTGAAAAAACCCAATCGCAATGTAATTTATTTAGAAAATTTTGATCTAAATAATCATCAAGATTATTTTTTTGTTCTATTAGAGTATTAATTAGAGAATACATTACTTCATTGGATTTACTAATAGCCCAATGCAAGTGTGTAATTTTTGGTTCGATTTCAGAGGCAAGTTTTCTATTATTTGAAAAAGAATTTTGCAAATCAGTATTAACTTTTTCAACAAAATATTGCATTAACTGTTCGTTATGCACAACCTCAAATGGTATAAAATCGCCAGTGTTTTCAAAAACTAATTGAAATTTCATATTATCCCTAATTAAGAAAGGCAGCGAGTCTCGCTGCCTTACTATTTAACTAAGATGTCTTTTGACGATTGCGAATCATCGCTAAGATGTCTTCAGCACGTGCTGTTCCACCTGCTGGAGGTGTTGCAACTGGTGCTGTAGGAGCCGCTGGTGCAGCCTCTGTAACCACTGGAGTAACCACAGCCGGAGCAGTTTCAAATTCTTCATCTGCTGGTGCTGGTGTTGCTGTTTGTGCTACAGGTGTAGCTGATTCAGCTGAGACGATTGTTACGCCTCTTGGTTTGTAATAATTACCCCAACGATCTGCATCATATGCTTGACCATCCACACTTGCTTCAAACATTTGATGCAGATCGTTG